CGATGGAGATATACTTCAAAAGATTTATGAGTTGAAAAAACAACTTAATCCAGAAATAGAAACCAATCCCGAAGCGGATGAAGATGAGGATACAAATTGCTTATTTTGTGGTTCATGACTGCTGTTAGTGGACGTGATTTTCAATCGTAACATACACAAGTCGAAAAGTAATTAATTTAAAATTTAGTAAGATGGTAACAAGATTAGAATATGAAAAAGCATTAAAAACTATAATGATTTATAGAAGTCAATTAGTTGAAGAATTAAATTCAATAGATTCTAAATTATTAGATGAAGAAAATTTAGAAAAACTTTACTTGAGTGGAGTTATATCTGTTAGATTCAGAAATTACGTGTGTAAAGAATTAAGTTTATTTCTTGAAGATTTAAATCCTAAAGATTATTTAAGTTATACTTTGAAAGATTTATTTAGAATTGAAAAAAAGCAAGTTTTAAGATTTAGAAATTCAGGAAAAAAAAACATGGTAGAATTTGAAAAACTAAAAGAAAAATATTTAACTAAATCATAGTATGAAAATTTGTTTTAGATGCAAGCGAAATCTACCCTTGTTTTTGTTTTTAAAAGACGATTCAAAATACCAAGTCAAAGCCGAAAAAGGCAAAACAAAAGTATGTAGATTGTGTAATATTAAGCGAAGTTTAAAAACAAATAGTATCTTTGCAAGGGTAGATGGGAAGTTTATAACAATAGAAAAAAGTAAGATTCAAATAATAAAACACTTTTTAAAATGAAGGTAAAAGTTAGTACAAGAGTTGTTTTTATATTCAAAAACCACGTTGTTAAAGTACCCATCAGTTTACGTGGGTACTTACAATGTTTACAGGAACGCGACCTTTGGGATAAGTACAAAGATTTAGGTTTATTAGGCGACCTTTATTCTTACAAACGTGGAATAATCAGAATGAAACGATACGACCCTATTAAGGCAGTTGACCACTACGACATAGCAATTGTAAAAGAAGCTATTAAAGAGCTTGATATTGATATGTGCGACCTTTACAACAAAGCTAATTGGGGAGAACTAAATGGTAAAAGATACCTAATTGATTACGGTATTAATGAAGAAATAAGTAAAATGTATAATTTATGAAAATAAGATGTATTGAAAAACACTTTGCCAACGTAACCTACGGTAAAGTGTACGACGTAATAGCGCAAACAAAGAGTTATATTTGGATAATGAATGACAAAGGGCAGGAACATCAGTTTGACACGATTGAAAAGTACTTTGAAGTAGTTACAGATAACGCCCCAAGTTATTACAATAATGAGAAAGGTAGCTTGTACAAGTTTGCAGAAGACCATGATCTAAACTCATACGAATTTGATTTGGTTAAACGTCTTGTAAGATGCAGAAAAAAAGGTAACTTTGCACAAGACCTTGAGAAAACAAAGTATTTAATTGATTTATATTTAAAAGAATGGAAAGAGAAATAATTAATTGGGCTAAGGCTAGAAAGTTAGACAACCCCGACAATAAGTTTCAACAACTTGCAAAGGTTATGGAGGAGGTTGGAGAGCTATCATCTGCAATACTAAAGCGAGATATTTCAGAAACGATTGACGCGCTTGGAGACACTTACATCACACTTGTAATATTAGCTAATCAAATGGGCTACTCATTAGAAGATTGTGCAAAGAGAGCCTTTAAAGTTATTGAATACCGAAAAGGTAAAACCGAAAACGGAACGTTTATAAAAGAATAATTTGTATATTTGCATAGCATATAATTAGTTTTAAACCCTTGCAGCAATTGTTGTAAGGGTTTTTTTGTTATCTTTAACCCCATGAATTTAATTGAAATAGCAAAGTATCACAACGAATGGGTACGAATTGTTAAAAGATTCGGAGCCAAGACCGACGCTGAAGACATAGTACAAGATATGTATCTAAGGTTTCACAAATACGGTAAAGGTCAAGTAGTAACCAAGTCATTCATATGGATAATGCTGCGTAACTCTTTTTACGATTCATGCAAGCGTAATGTTTCAACAGTAGACATCGACCTACTTGTTGACCTATCAGAGGACGAAAACAACAAAACGTATGAAATAGAGTTATACTATCAGAGTGTCGAAAATGAAATAAAATCCTGGGAGTGGTTCGACCAACAACTATTTTTATTATATTTGCGAAGCGGAAAAAGTATGAGAGAATTAGAAAAGGAGACTAAAATAAGTTTGACCTCTATTTTTCACACTATTAAAAAATGTAAAAGAAAATTAAAGATATGGCAAAAAGAATATCAAAAGGATTTGGAGATACAGTAGCTAAGTTTACAGAAGCAACAGGGATTGACAAAGCAGTTAAATTCATTGCAGGTAAAGATTGTGGCTGCGATAAACGTAAAGAAGTACTTAATAAACTATTTCCTTACAAAACTCCAGAATGCTTAACAGAACCTGAATATAAGCTATTGGAAGAATTATTACCTCAAATATCTGTTAAGATTAAACCATCACAACAAATTGAATTTCTAAAGGTTTACAACAGAGTCTTTAAAACAAACGAACGACCAACTTCATGTGCTAGTTGTTTAAACGATATGTTGCGTAAAGTTAGAATAGTTTTTAATGAGTATAACAAAGAGTCTTTTCCTGAAGGGCAAGGCGGATTTTTAGGATGATAATAATATTAATTATTGTTTCACTTTTAGCGATTTTTAGGTTAATAAGAGACGCTATAATTTAATTAATTAAATTTTATTAAAAGTGGATAATAGAAAAAACAACGGTGGACATTCAACAGCAGGCAAAGCAGGAAGAAAGCCTTTATCAGACGAAATAAAAGGTTTTACTTTAGCACAACCACACGTTGAAGATGCTTTCAGAGTATTAGCTGAAATAATGATTGATGAAGCTAAAAGACCATCAGATAGGATAGCAAGCGCAAAGATTTTAATCGAATATGGTTGTGGTAAACCTAAAGAACATGTAGAGCAAGACATTAACATCAACACAACAACACTAAAAGACTTAATAAGTTTTGGTAATACTGAATCCGAAATATAAAACATTTGCAAATGATTCTAGATACTTTATTGTTACAGGTGGCAGGGGTAGTGGTAAGTCATATTCTATTAATTTACTTCTACTGCTCCTTACCTACGAATCGAACCACGTTATTTTATTTACACGTTATACCCTTACTTCTGCTCACATCTCTATTATACCTGAATTTATTGATAAGATTGATATATTAGATAAGCATAAAGATTTTCATATTACTAAGGATGAAATAATAAATCTAAGAACAGGATCAAAGATATTATTCAAAGGGATAAAGACATCGAGTGGAACCCAAACCGCTAACTTAAAATCATTGGCTGGGGTAACTTGTTGGATTTTAGATGAGGCTGAAGAGTTAACCGATGAAGATGTATTTGACAAAATAGATTACTCTATTCGACATAAAGAGAAACAAAACAGGGTAATACTTATACTTAACCCCGCTACTAAAGAACATTTTATCTATCAAAAGTTTTTCGAGAGTAGAGGAGTTGAAGCAGGAGTCAACACGGTTAAAGGTGATACAACGTATATTCATACAACGTATAAGGATAACATATCAAACCTATCAGAAAGTTTCTTAAATCAAATAAAAACGATAAAAGAACGCCGTCCAGATAAATATAAACACACAATACTCGGTGGATGGTTAGAGAAAGCAGAAGGGGTTATCTTTACTAATTGGAGAATAGGAGAGTACAATAAAGATAATGGTAGTGTATTCGGGCAGGATTATGGTTTTAGTAACGACCCATCAACACTTGTTGAAACGTCAATAGATAAGACTAACAAGATTATTTATGTTAGACTTCACATTTATCAAACAGGGTTAACCACTTCACAACTTTCACAACTTAACAGGCAATTTGCAGGACGTGACTTAATAGTTGCGGATAATGCAGAACCACGTTTGATAAATGAATTAAAGTCTCAAGGGCTTAATATTGTACCTACAATTAAGGGTGCGGATTCGGTTAAGTACGGAATAAGTTTATTACAAGACTATGACTTAATTATTGACGAAAATTCAGTAGATTTGATAAAAGAATTAAATAACTATTGTTGGCTTGAAAAGAAATCAGAAACACCGATAGATAAATATAACCACGCGTTGGATGCGTTACGTTATGCAGTTAGTTATCAATTAGCAAACCCA